AAAGTTATGTTTATTCCTATTCAACAATCTATTGTTCATAAAATTTCAAAAGTATCAGATAAATGTAAAATTATACAATTAAGATATGATAAAATTAAGTTTTTTGATTTTAATATTCGTTCTCAAATGAAAATGGAAATGTTTTCTTCAGGATATCAACAAATGTCAGAAAATATATAAATTATAAAATAATATTATTTTATAATTTATAATATACATATTTTTAGTTAAAAATAAAGCTAAAATAAATTAATGTTTAACTTAAAATCAAAAAAGTAAAATGTAAATTCTTTTTAAAAAAAGTAAATGTAAATTCTTTTTAAAAAAGTAAATGTAAATTCTTTTTAAAAAAGTAAATGTAAATTCTTTTTAAAAAAGTAAAAGTAAATTCTTTTTAAAAAAGTAAAAGTAAATTCTTTTTAAAAAAGTAAAAGTAAATTCTTTTTAAAAAAGTAAAATATTATAATTTAAAATAATAGAACTAAAATGTAATAAATATTAAAATTTAAACTCAATTACAATATAATTTATAATAAATAATTTAATATAAATTAATATAATATTTATATTATAATATTTTTCAAACAGTAATTTCAATATTTTAATATTTGTTTTAATAAAAAATAATGATTATTAAAACACCTTATGTTCATTCAAAATTACAAAGTGATATTTTTAAAATTACAAAAAATATAGTTAATTCATTATTTCTTATAGGTAGTTATAAATTTAAACCTAATAGAAGTTTTGTATCAGATATAGATTATAATTCTTTTGTTGATTATGATGATTTGTTTAAAGCTAAACTAACAACTTTAATTGATAATTTTAAAAAATCAAATAATTTTATATTTATTCATATTTCTTCTGGATCTTATAAAGGATTTCCAATGCCTTGGAAAATTACAGATACTGGATGTGAATTTAATTATGATGAAACAATTAGTTGGTATGAAGATTTAAAAAATAAAAATATTATTGATCCTGAAACAAAAGAATTTATTGATAATAGACTTATTAAAGATTCTCTAACAATAAGAGATATTATTGAAATTGATGCAGAACTTGAAAAATACTTTGATATTAAGTGGACTGAAACTGATATAATTAATGGATATAAAATTGATAAATATCAATCTGATATTAGATATGAATTAATTGATACTTTAAAAAATAATGTTACTATTTTAAAAATTTTATATAAAGTTGAATTAAAAGGTTATTATGGAATTAATATTGATTATATACCAATAGATATTTCATTATTAGAAGATGGAAAACCACCCATAGAAAGAAAACAAAAATGTAATGCACTTTATACTGAAGATTGGTATAAAGTATTTAAATCTCTTAAATGGAAAATTAAACCTGAATATAAAGAAAACTATTTGATTGCTTTATTAAAAATAGATTATCAAAATTGTTTACTAAATAGATTAAAAATGTTTAAAAGAATTTTAAACTATAATTTAATTCCAACAAATGTTAGATTAATAGCTAATAAAATTTATAAAGAAATTCAAAATCCATTATCAGGAATTACTGGAGGAGAAAAAAATCTTAGTTTATCTGCTCTAATTACACTACTAAATAAAAAAATATCTACAAATATAAAAGATGATGCAATTTATTTTCAAAATAAACTTAAAAATCAAGAAGATAATATTTTAAAAAATATGTATTTTGATAGAGCTTTTGTTTTTGGAAATATTCCAGTATCAATTCAAACGATGAGAGAAAGAACTAATAAAGGTATTAGATGTCCTTTTTTTGAAATTGATGATATTGAATATAATTTTTTATATAAAATTTCTATTGATTTTCTTTTTAATCCAATAAAATTTATAAACTGTTTTATTCAAAATGCTAATGAAAATAATTTGTTAATAAAAGACATAGTTAAAATAGAAGAAAAACCAAAATTTTTATTACAATTTTCAGATGAAAATACAATTGAACTATATAAAAGAAATTATGATGGAAATAGAATAGAATTTACTAAAATTAAAGATTTTAATAAAACACACCTTAAATCTATTCAACAATATTTAGTTATTAGTTTATTTAAAAATAATAAATAACTTTAACATATGCAAATTTCAAATTATTTATTATTAATAATAAATAATGCCATTTTTTGAATTAATAAAAGATTATATATTAGAACATAAATCAATATTTTTTTCTTATTTATTATCTTGTTGTTTAGGTTATTTTATAAGAGTAATAGTATTATCACTAGTATATGCTAAATTTTTTGATGAAAAAAACAATTATAATGATTTTTTAAAAATCATTACATATATATGTATTATTTGGTTCTTTTTAATAATATTATTTATGATACAAATTAGATTAGAATATAAAGTTAAACCAGATTTTTTATCATATGTTAGAAGAAGAATGTTTAAAACATATATTATAGCTAATGAAACAAATTTTGATGATAGCAACATAACTAATGATGTTAATAATATCTTAGAAATAACGAGATTATTAAGAGATTTATTAATTTGGTCTTCTCAAACTTTAATACCTACCTTATTTATTATGATATGCATAAGTGCAATTTTTCTTTTTAAGTATCCTTTAATAGGAATAATAAATATAATTGGAAACATTATAACTTTTACTTTAGCACTAACATCATATGAAAAATTAATTAAATCATCAAATGAAAGATTAGATAAATATATTTTAATGGCAAATAAATTAGATGAAAGTCTTAACAATATGTTTAATGTTTATATAAATGATAAAATTGAAGACACAATTAATGATAATAATAAAATAGAAGAAGAATATAATAAATCATTTGTTAAAGAAATGAAAGATATTGAAATGTTATCTGGAAAAATAAGAATTAATAATTATTTCTTTTCTTTTATAAGTTTAGTTATGTTATATAAAAAATATTTAAAATCAGATTTTATTAATTCTTTATTTATTTATACTTTCTATCTTTCTTCTTTAGAAAAAATGGCTGATGATACAACATATATAGTTATTATAATTGGAAATATATTAAGACTTTATAATAATTTTGCAATAAATAACAATAATACAAATGGAAATATTACTAAAATGTCAGTCAGACAAACATATAAAACAAAATTAGAAAATTTTAATGGTGATATAAAATTTGAAAATATATGGTTTCGTTATAAAAAGAAACTAAAAAAAGATGATAATAATAATGACTATGAAAAAGAAGAAGAAACTAAAGAAGAAACTAAAGAACAAAATGATGATGAAAAACAACCATATGTTTTGCAAAATTTTAATTTACATATACCAGCAAAAAGCAAAATAGCTATAATATCAAGAAGTGGATCAGGTAAATCTACACTTATGAAACTTCTTTTAAATTTTTATTCACCAGAAAAAGGACAAATATTACTTGATGATATTAATCTAAAAGATATTGATCCTGTTTCTGTTAGAAAACAAATTAATTATATTAATCAAAGAACACTTTTGATTAAAGATACTATTATAAATAATATTAAGTATGGAAATAATGCAACTGATGAAGATATTATTAATATATTAAATAAATATGGTTTATTAAAAGTATTTAATCCTCCTGATATAGAACCAGAAAGTTGCCTTCAAAAAATTGTTGAAAAAAATGGAATTAATATGAGTATGGGAATGCAAAAAGTAATCTTTTTAGTTAGAGGAATATTAAAAGATTCTAAAGTTTTTATATTTGATGAACCTTTAACAAGTATTGATCCTAATTCTAGAGAAGGAGTATTAAATATGATTAATGATAGAACACAAGATAAAACTTTAATTATTATAACACATGATATGGAAATAACAACAATTGTTGATAAAGTTATTGATTTTAAAGATATAAACAAAAATAATTAATTATATATTTAAAATAATATTATATTGTAATTTAGTTATAAAAATATAATATTATAATAAAATAGTAAAATAATATGGCTACTGAAACTAAACAAGATTTAAATAATGAATGTCAAATTTGTTATGAAAAATATACTTCACAATTAAGAAGACCAATTGAATGTCATTCTTGTTTTCAAAAATGTTGTAGTAATTGTGTTTCATATTATTTATTAAATACATCAGGTAATGCTACTTGTATGTTTAAAAATTGTAATAAACCTTGGTCAGATAATTATATTTTTGAAACTTTAGGAAAAAATATTTATAGTAAATTTAGAGATTATAAATTAGAACAATTATATCAAAAAGAAAAATCACTTATACCAAAAACTCAACTTAAAATTCAAACTGAAAGAGAACTTATTAATATTAATAGTAAAGTTGAAGAATTAGAAACAAATATATTTCGCCTTGAATCATTAAATAGATTATTAGAACAAATTAAAAAATATAACCATTTTAGTGATAAACCAATTATTGATAGGAAAAGCGAAATTGAAATATTAAATAAATTAGATATTTTTTATTATGAAGTACAATTATTAAAAAATAAAAGAAAGCATTTACGAAATGATCCAAATAAAGATAAAATAAAATTTATTAAAAATTGCGGTGAAACAAATTGTAAAGGACTTTTATCTTCAAAATGGATCTGCGGAATTTGCAAAACTAAATATTGTAAAAATTGTGGTGAAAAAAAAGGAATTGCAACTATTTTTGATGAAATGCAAGAAACTGAAATTGATGATGATACCAATAATGAAACCAAAAATGAAATACAAGAAACTAAAATAGAAAATGAAATACAAGAAACTAAAATAGAAAATGAAATACAAGAAACTAAAATAGAAAATGAAACAAATAAAAACCACATTTGTGATCCTGCATTAGTTGAGACCATGAAAGCAATTCAAAAAGAGACTAAGGCTTGTCCAAAATGCGGTATCAATATCTACAAGATAGAGGGATGTAGCCAGATGTGGTGTACTAATTGCCATACTGCATTTGACTGGACAACAAGGAGAATTGAAACTGGTAGAATCCATAACCCTCATTATTACGATTGGCAAAGAAAGGTTAATAATGGGACTGCTCCAAGAGTTGTAGGTGATATTCCACCTTGTCAACAGGTTCCACCATTTTTTAATAATATTCTTAAATTTCGTTATTTGGACCCTGATATGATACTGTGTTTAGAAGATTTTTATCGGTTTGTAAATGAAGTAGACGATATTTACAACCCTGCTAACTTCCACGATATAGACGAGAACACCTTTGAGTATTACCGTGAAAACCTGATTAACAACTTTTACCCTAACGAAAAACATTATAAGACAAATCTAAAAAAAGCTTTTAACAAGTTCGAAAAGAAACTGGAAACTCAACAAATCTTTCTGACCTTCAAAACTATAATCGTTGAAACATTAAATAATTTGAACCAAGCTCAAAGTGAAAAAATAATGTCTGAGTTGATAGATACTATCCATAATGTGGTTGACTTTACCAATGATAAT